ATCAGCTTGTCATCCTCACGGACAATACGACCTACACCGTCCATGATAGAACAGAGATGAGTCTTCAACTTGCCTGTAAGGTTGATCTTCTGCACCTCGACACCTTCTTCATCGTGCCCATCTTTCTGGTGCCCGACGATGATGATGTGCTTTGATGCACGAGCAAACTGCTCAATGATTGCGATGACTTGCCCACGCATAAGAGACCAGCCCTTGCCGTGTGGAATGTCACCAATGTGCTTGACGCTATGTGACCTGCAGACAGCCTCAGTTACCCACGCTTCGATGTGGTCGATAGTATCGAGCACGACAAAGTCATGAGCAGTAGGGTTCTCTTGCAGATAGGTCAGACACTCCTTCAGTTTTGGCAACCCGTCAACCACTACGCTTGTAGCTCCCTCACAGTATGAGGTGCCACCTACAAGTTGGTCTCCGTTGTTGCCCTTGACTTCGGTGTCGATAATCAAGTGCTTGGGCAACTGTGCTACTGCACTAGTCTTGCCCACCTTTGGCTTGCCGTAAATGAACAAGCGTTGCGGTGATTGTGCCGCTGTGATTTTCTGTGGTTCAATCATCAAATACTCCTTCTTCGATTTCTTGTATTAGACTGCCCAAATGCTTCTGGGCTTGCACTCTAAGATACGAAATAACTGCCGGGTCATCAACTACTTCCTCGTCAGAGTGAGCAGTGAAATCCGCTGGGGAACAGACACTTAGGTAGTTCCTGCCGATGAACTTGAACACGTTGTGATGTCCAATCACAATGAAGGTGCTGATGTTTTCTACACGATTGTATTCTCGGTAGTGTTCCATCTGATGTTTGGCACACAGAATGGTGCCAACCACAAGGTTTTTAGAGACCGTAGGGGTTGTCTCTACGTGCTGGCGAATCTCCACCGTCCCAGTCTTCAAAGATTCCATGTCTTAAGTTGTTCTTGAGTAGCGTGATGCCTGCTTGACCGTGTCGGTTCTTGAGGCAGTGTAGCGCTACGAGGTTTCTGGTAGGCAGGTTCTTCCTGCCATACGATTCTAGTCCCAATAGAGAAGGCTGATGGATTACCATCACGACATCAGCAGCATGGTACAGCTGCTTTGAGCCATGGATATCAGTCTTCAATGGGTAGTGTAGGTTTGGTGTATCGGGGTCACGTCTCTTCTCACCCTCGATCTTGTCGTTCAGCTGAGAGAGTAACACCACCATAGCGCCAAAGCGCTTACGGATTTCGATACACATCTTACCCAGTTCCGCGAGAGTTTGTATCTCGTTCTCACCGGGCATAGGTGTCACAAGCAAAGTGTGGTCAAGACAGATGACGTAGTGACAATCGCCATGAGTCTTGATGAATGATGAGATAGCACGAGCAATCTGTAGCCTGTTGCCTGGTTGTTCGACAAAGAACATAGACGGCTCATCGATTTGCTGCAGCTTGTCTTCAATCATTACACGTTCCACATCGTCCAGAGCCGTCGTTGCGTGTAGCATACGGTCAAGAGGCACCTCAGCAAGTGAGGACAGCCGCCGCATCAGCTCCATCTCTGCAGACATCTCAAACGAGAAGTGCAGAATCTTGACTGGTTTGTCAAACTTGTTGTAAGCAGTTGATGTGAAGTCACGGATGAGGTTGTTCAGAAACATACTCTTACCGTGACCGGAAGCACCAGCTACAACATAGACCATTCCGAACTGCATACCACCCAACAGCATCTTATTGACCTTCTCCCAGCGTGTTTTCATCACGGGGATCTTGCCATCCATGTAGTTGTGAATCGTAGTCTGTGTAGATTCTACGACTGCAGCCATTGGAGTTACCTTCAGCTCAGAGGATTCGGTCATGTGGTAGGTCTTCTACAGGTGCATCTTTCATCATCTCCCACAGGTCAACAAAGGTCTCAGCTTGTAGCCACTTGTCGATACGCATGCTGATGAGCTTACGTTCCTTAGCAAACTTCAGCGCATCCATCACCTTGTTGTGATCGTGCATGCTGCCGATATGCTTGTGGTACCACTTTACCAGTTCTTCTTTATTGACCGCCTTAGCCGGAATCTTCTTACCGTCAATGGTAATAAAAGCCGGATACGCAGACCAAAACTCTTCCCCATCTGTCGTCGAGACAGAGTAGAACGCCTGAACAAACTTGTCCGTAACCTCATAGAAATCTGCGTATTTGGAGTTCTCGTTTGGATTGGTATCGATAACCATGCCCTTGTCTACAAGATCGTCCAAGTATTGTTTGGGGAATATCTGCCCCTCTTGGGCAATCTTGTAGAGTAGGTCATGTCGCCGTTCATATATGATTTGGCAGAACAGTACTTGTATTGGACTAATGTCCAGCTTCAGGAGTACATCTACGTACTTGTCAAGCGGGTACACCATCCGTCATAGCAATCACTTGTTCAACATTGCGTACGTCCTGTAGCTCTCCTCGAATCTGTTCAAGGCTTGCTTCCAAGTTGTACTCTTCGCTCAGTGACAGCTGGAACTGCCACGGTTCGTCATCCGCTCTCCGCTTGCCGGACTTAACCAGCAATAGGATTTCTGAGTAAAGAGTCGTTACACTTTGCGAGAAGCTCCTCAATGGAGTGTACCCACTGGACGTTCGCTGATTTGCTCTGTCGTTTCTTAAGCCATTTTTCATCCTGAGTGTCTTTCAGATAAAGGTTGATAATCACTCCGGTCTTGCCCTCCTTGAACCTGATTGCACGGCCAGTCCGTTGCAAATCTTGTCGAGGCGTGCTCGTACCGGAACACACAATAGCCAGCTCTATACCTTTTACATCAAACCCCTCGTCCAGAGCACGTGCAGTATGTATCACACGTATGTCTGTTCGAAGGTCAGCAAAAGAATCCAATACGTTCTGGCGAGCGTACTTGGACATCTTTGAATGATATGCTGCACCCCAAGGTTGCGTCTCTTTGTACATCTGTTTAGCGAAGTCAACACTTTCGCTGAACGTGATGGTTGGGACATCAAATATTTCTATGAGCTTCTTTGCTGCTTCACGCTTCGTAGCACTCTTGTAGATGAGCTGCTTACGTGCTTGCATGGCTCTGTTGAAAGCGCGGGCCTGGTTCAGTACCTGCTGCTCGTCCCATCCTGCCAAGTTTCTAGTGAATACTGACAGGTACTGTCTGTCTTGCATACAGCGCATAGCTGAATGAAAACGGTTGTTGAAGATAGCAAACGCCTTGTAGTAGGCATCTGTAATCTCCTTGTAGCGCTTCTCTTCGTCCTCGCTCATGCGTAGGCCTAGGTTGAAGACTTGAAACTGTGACACGTAGTCGTTGCTCACAGCCTCACGAAGAGTTACCGTATCGATGACTGGCGCTGCAGTCGAGATGATGTGGTAACGTGGGTCTTCGGCATCAATAGTTGCAGTCAACCCGAGAATGTACCGGTAATCGGTGCATGCAAATATACCACGGAATACCTCAGACATGTAGTTGTGGATCTCGTCAAGTATCAACAAGTCGACGTTGTGATTCATTTTCACAGCGCTGTTGATAACCATGACTGTAGCTCCGGTGATGTGCATCTCCCGGATACTTTCCTCCCACTGTTGCTTGAGGTTCTGTGTAGGCACCACGATGAGAGAAGTACCCGTAGGTAGCTTCTCGTTCATCTCTTGCAGGATAAGCAAAGCGACAAAGGTCTTACCGAAGCCAGTAACTGCTTCCAGTGTACCCCGTCGCCCTGCCTTAGTCCATTTGTCAATGACCTCCTGCTGACGTTTCAGTCGTCGCTGGTCAATCTTCATAGTGATCGAATCGTACTTCCTGCTCCGTCTGTATCCAGTTGTAGCTGTTGCCCCACACCTTACCATGCGGCATCTCGATGAAGCAGTGAGCAAAGCCACCGTCATTGATTTCACACACGTCAAAGTGTTCGTACACCCACTGATCAATGGTCAGCTCGTGACGATGATTACCTCCAATAGGTACAAGTCGATCTTGGTTGTCCCACTGATTGCGAACGGTATGGCAAGCGTAGTTCTTGGTAATAAAATCGTCGTAGCGAGGAGGACACTCGTTGTTGAGCTTAGCATAGTTCAACCCGTGCTGAGTCATGAAGAGGATATCGTCAATGCCTCCGCTGTCGCCACAACCTTGCCAGTAGATGTAGACACCAGGGTATTCCCGTGGGTCAACCTGGCTGTTCTTGTACAGGTCTTCTACTGCGTCGAGGACTTCTCTCGGAATCTTGTTCATCTAAATTCAATTTGCGACCGGTCATCCAGAACTCTTTGTCGATGCTCTTGAGCCAGTCTTGTACTGATGGGACAAAGCCCAAGTCTTCAATAATGTGCTGCTCGGCAATGGTCCTAACAGGTACCTCGATGCCGTCGGAATTCGTTATTGTCTTTCCGAAATGCTCTTCACAAGCATAAACGCCAAAGCTATGATGGCGAAGAGCACGATGTCTATGATCACTAAAAGCAATCTTAGAGTTATCAATCCACTCGTGTATAGCAAGATAGTCTGATGGACTACCTCGGAAGCGACGAGCAGAACTAACAGAGTGATGATGAGCATGCGCCATTGTGTTCTTCTACGGTTACTATTTCAAATT